TTCCGCTTTGATTTCCCATTCTTAATATCTCAGGGCCATTTTCACCGACGAGATAGCTTTTATTTGCACCAACAGGGCCGCCCATTGCTTTTCCACCGCTGAAAATATTTCCTATGAAATCTGTAAAAGGTTTTGTAAATGCCTGTTGTATTGCGATGCGTGCCATATCTCTAATAATGCTATCGGCTAAAGATTTAAATGAAAGCTTTCCATTCATCACAAAATCAACTAGGGCATCTTCCATTTTTTTTACGCCTCCAATAACAACATCAGACATTGATTCACCCACTGTTTTTATTGATTCGTTAAATTGCTTTATTTTTGACTTCATTTGATCGCCAAAGGTTTTTGTGATTTGTGTACTTAAATTTTTTGCTTCTTTAGTACCCTCTTTAAAATATTCAGCCGGGGCGTTTTCGCTGCCTGTCCATATTTGTTCAAAAACTGCCATATCTTCTTTGAATTGTTCATTTGTTTCTTTTAAACCACCTTTAAAAGCTTGACCAGCTGCGCCGAAATTCCCTTGACTTAACTCGCCTAATCCTATCGCTATTGATTTAATTGTTGTTAATAAAAATCTAAAACCAGCAACAACAGTAAAAACAGCGCTTGATATAACTTTTAAACCTACTTCGATACCTTTAAACAATTCATCCCAATCATTCTGACTAGAGAAAAGGTTACTAAACATATTCAATAAATTATTTAACGTCGGTAACAACGCATCGGCTAATTGTTTTCTAAAACCATCAAAGCCAAAACCTAGCATTGTGATTTGATCGTTGAAATATTCCGCGTTGGCGGCAAAACCTTCACTTGTCTCATAATTCCATTTATCAAGAGCCTCGCTGCCCTCATTCAGCATTGGTATTAATTGCGCTCCTGATCGACCAAATATTTCCATCGCCAAAGCCGCCTTTGTTGCCCCGTCAGGCATATCTCTAAAACGGTCCGCAATATCGCCTAAAAGAACTTCAGAACTTTTTAAATTTCCGTCGGCATCTCTAACGCTAATACCTAAAGCCTCATAACTTTCTGAATACGTTTTAATTCCTTGATCCGCTTCTCGTTGTGATTGAGCTAAACGACGCAACCCTTTTTCTATTGTTGATTGTTCAACTCCTGCTAATTTCCCCGCATTAACATACGCTTGTAAACTATCCGCTGCCACTCCTGTTTGCCTGCTTAATTTTCCAAATGCGTCGGCTTGATTTATTGCCCCAGTAACAAACCTTGTAAAAGTACCAGCCGTTAAAATTAAGGCCATTGCCTTGAATGCTGTATTAACGCTTAACGCCGCTAAACGAACATTTTTTAACCTACCTTGTAAACCTTGCATAGAATTACCCATGCGCTTTATTCCGGCGGTTCCCGCTGTTTTGGCAGCAATTAGCATGTTGAACTTAGCCGCCGCCATTTATTTTTTCTCCTTGTTGAAAAGTTCGATTGCTCTAATTTCCATGACTTGTAAGTCTTCGATCACAGAAGGCAAATCATCTACTGAATAAAGTTTAGCGATGCTTATTACGCTCGCATAATCAAAACCCGTAACCTGTCCTAATCCTCCGATTCGATATTGCGTTTGACATTTTAAAAACAGTTCTACCGCTGCCCAATTCGTTTTTAATACCTCAAAATCTTTTTCTTTTTTACGTTTAGGTAATTTGATATTAAAAGCCTTTGCCGCTTCCTCTAAATTCCCTTGATCTTTTTTACTGTTATTAAATATATAATCAACCGCCTGAATTAGTTTTTTCTTTTCGCCCTCACTCTGCTTTCAAAAAACACCTCACCCATTGCCGAGGCAATACCAACAACATCTAATAATTGATCTCTTGCCTTAAGAGTGTATGGAACTTCTTTCCCGTCGTCGTCAGTAATTCCACGCCATCCAACTAAAATTTCTTTAACAATATCAACATCATTGATCTCGCCTTTTTGTTGTTTGGCAACTAATTTTAAAAGCTTAGATTGTGGGATACTTTTAAATTTTACTTCAAATTCAACCTCTTTAAAACCGTCATCAGTTGGAACTTCTAGCTCTATTTTCCAAAAATAAGTTTTAGAATCACTTAGAACAAGGGGCATTAAATTTTGCTATTGAGTCATAGTAAGAGTAAACCCCCTAAACAATAAAAGCAATATCAATGGAATTTTAAACTAAACTCATCGTTGCCCGAAGTTGTAGGAGTAGCGAGATAATCCATATTCAACATTGTCACGCCATTGTCATCAGCATAACTAGGCGCTTGAATATCAGTTTTAGGAAGAGTCAAAGTGACGCGGTTTCCTGCTGTTTGCCCGTGTTGGTAGGTTAAGTTTCCAAGGGTTCCAGCTTGACTTATTGCAAAGAAATCTTTCGTTGATAAAACAGGGGCTTCAATTGAAATTGATCCGCTTGGTTTTCTATCTGTAAACTGAACTTCTTTTGTACCTCCTACCAATTCACGGTAGGCAAGATCGTTATTAAGATCAAAGGTCATTGATTGCATAGCCCCCGAGAAACTGTGGAGCTGGAAAGCAGTTGTATTATCTTTGTTAACAATAACGGGGGTGTCCTGATTTGAATAACTCGCCGTTAAGTTGGCGCTAGTACCGGGAGCCGAATATAAACCAATCATATTAAAAGTTATTGTTGGTATTGCCGAAACAGAAAGGGATATTGAGAAACTTCCTCTTGCTCCTAAAATCTTATGCCTTTGCCCGTCAATAAAATAATAAATTGTTGAACTTCCAGCGGTTGCCAATGGCGCATAGGTAGAAGATGTACTTGAAACAGTTGTAAGAGCTGTACCGCAACTCAACAAAAGATTGTCATAGGCTGGCGCCGTTCCAGCGCTACCCGACGCCGCAAGTTCGCAAACCGCTGTTAATTGAACATGAGTATTAGCGTTAAAAGTTTCATAATTACCCATATAACCGCGTACTAATTCCCTGCTAACCGTGTCACCTGTTAAAGGTGTAATTTCTATCGATTGGCAAAGGATGGCGTTCGACCCCGCGACAGTCGGGTCACTTCCATAACTTGATTCCGCCTTAGCGCAAATTATGGTTTGCGAGGTTCTTAATGCCATTGCCTAAATACAAACTCTTCTATGACTCCATATTAGACACTGTTTACTATTGAAACGGTTTAAACAGTCGATAAATCATCGTTAGCCGTTCTATATCTAACTTGATAAGTCGAAGTAACAACGCCTAAAGGTTTTTCGGAATCAATAGATTCATTTGTTGTTCCCGTTGGTATTAAGTCCATTGCATAACCGCCAAGAGTTATATCTGACATTAAGCGTGAATGCATATCTTCAACAATAGTATCTGCTACCTCGTCGGGTGTTTCTCCAGATACGACGCAAGCAACCGAAAATTCTAAAGTCCAATTTAATGTAGCTAGTGACGTTTCTTGGCTTGCGGTGTCACTTGCCCACGTAAGCAACAGGGCGGGAAGTTGTGAATTTTGTATTAATGGAACTACGCGGCTTCTATATGCGCGGCTGCTAATTCCTGTTGTTGCTGTGATTGCTGTTTTTACAGCGTCTAATATATGTTCTCGCCTAGTCGTAGCCATTTAAACTTTCTCCAATGAGATCTGACAAGAAAGGCCGTCTAAATCTTTTTCGTTGGTGCGTACTTTATAACTAACCGAATTAACAGTAATACTGTCACCCGGAACTAAAGAACCGAAATCAGAATTTAAAACGTGAACGACTCTATCAACCATTAATACTTGATCACCCGCAACAACTGACGTGGGTTCATCCAAAATACCGTTTGCAGTGGTAGCCCCCGCAGTGCATGAAACACCAAAGGGGCCATCCAACATGCTTTTTATGTCATCAGCAAATGACATCTATTTTTATGTTGTGTACTTCTTAGAAGCGTATGCAGTTACGTTTACGGCTCCTGTTCCTGTTCCACCTGCAACAGTAGAATTTGTTCTTACATAGCGCTTAAGATCAGAAACGTTTAAAGCGATCTGTTCAAAAGCAGCGGTATTAGCCGCAGTCGTTGTAAAACCGCCATTTGTAACGTCTGTATAGGTGCCGCCGCTTGTGTCGCATTCTTGCAACTTAACGGCAAGAGTAACGCTTGCGCCCATTGCTTCAGATGAAAGAACGAAAGCAGCGCTTCCCTCATATCCTTGAAGATCTACACCTGAACCATTAGCGGTTGAAGCTAGAACATCATTTGGAAGAATGTCGACGGCGGTTCCTTTAGAACCTAAGTTTTGAATAGTCATTAGTCAGATACCTCTGGGGTAGAAGTTGATTTAGCTTTAGTAGCTTTTTTAGCTTTTGGTTTTGCTTTTGGTTCCTCTTGTTGAACCTCACAGACAACAGCCTCCTTTGCCTGTCCTGAATTAATTAGCTGCCTTGTTTCAGAGGGGGAAGCCTCGACAACCTCCCCAACCTGAACGACTTCGCCTTTTAATCCGAATGAACTTAAGGCTTCAATCTTCATGCTTATGCACCCAGACAGAAACTTGCAGGATGCTTAACAGCGACGTCAACATCTTGTAAGACTCTTACTCTTA